TGTACAGGTTTACCGACCATGATCGCCATGTTCTCAGATACCGGATCTACCGGCTTCATGTCTTCTTTCATCGGCACAATCTTGGAGGCGTTCTTGACTCCAATCGTCTCGATCATCTGCCTATGAAGGAACGGAAGGTTATAGATCTGAGGCGCACTCTGAGCCAACTGTAGTACCGCTTGGTACTGGACAACGCGTTGCGCCATAGTTGACGCGTTAGGGTCGGAAACAGGAATGACATCACAGCAATCGTAATCAGCGCGTTTAGCAGAGGGGTCTCCGGTCTCAGGCTCATAGTCGTAGTCCTCCGGGGTGTTGTCTCTGATGATAGCTGCAAGGAGTTTGAACTCCTGTTTCATCGTGTAATGGATACGTGCCTGAATAGCGCCCATAACCTTCAACGCCCGTTCCAGTACTGCTAACGTAGTACCTACCGGAGCCTGAGAACTCATATCCGATACGTTAAGATCCCCCGCACCCGCAAAACGACGTCCATCCTCCACAATTTTATCCATCAGAGCGGTGAGGACTTGGCTCGGCTCCTTGTACGGGAGCGGGAGAATATTGTCACGAATAGCGCCTGACGGCAGGTCTACGTCGCGGAACTCTCCCGGCGCAATTGGCGTATCATCGCCTTTAATGCGCAGTCCTTTAGCTTTGAGACCGCCCGGAAGATTAGAAAGAGTACCCGCGTCAATAAGCTGGCGGATGAGAGATGTAGCCGCCTTGGTATGCCCTCCGATGAGATGAATGAGACCGAAGTAGTAGAAGCCAAAGCCGGGGATATATCCGTAATGAACAAAGTGTTGGCGTCGGAGTTTAAGCTTGTCTTCCTCAAGCCAATTCCTTCGTATTGCGAGAACTGTGTTGGTTCCCTTTTCAATTGTAACCACATAAGGTAGTTTGATTCCGGTAGGGCCATGTTTGTCTTCGTCCTCATATCCGGGGAGATCCAGATTGACGTGCATCTCCAATATTTGAAATCGGTCGTCCATCGACGCCGAGAACCCTTGTTGTTCAGCTTTGCGCTTCTCAACCTCGTCCATCACGCGAACAGGATCGCCTAGATCAACGTCCCGATAAAACCCTGCCACCTGTAATTTGATCAGCTCGTTCTTGGTCTTACGCATCCTGTGCGTAATGCGCTCCGCCTGTTCAATGTTCACCGCACCATAAGGCACAATGACATCTTCGGACGATATGAACATCGCCACCTGACGATTGATCGACGGGTCAAAGTAAATCTTCTTGAACGCATTACCGCTGAGCGATACCGAGAGTAGCAATCGCTCATGTTCTGGGCGATACTCTTTCATCACCTCAGTCAATTCATAATTCATGTCGGCTTCGACACGCGCCGCCGCTTGTTTCTTTTCAGCAGTCTCTTTGCCAATAATTACCGTTCTAACTGGCCCTGCGGACGGGAACGTCTCCATGATAGTTTCAGACTGAAACTTAACCGCTGACTCCATCAACAAAGGGTGATACACACCACACGCACCGGGCCACGGTTCACTACGCTCTTCATACCTCAATCCAAGAAGCTGTAATCCTTTAACATAAGTATCCAGCCAATCTTTCCGGCTAGACATATCTTCTTCAAGATCGCCAAGCAACTCATAGGCCAAAGACGTCAACTGATTTTCAGGAATTAACTCCGCAAGATTTGCGTCGAACGGCTCCGTATTATCCGCATGGTCGATGTGCATTTCAAAGCCGGGGCCAGAAATATTAAGTTCTTCTGGATCAACAATTTCAATCTCAAGAGGCTCACTGCCGTCATCCAACGAGCCTAACCCCTGCGGGGCTTGATACAGTGCTTTATCTACAGCCATGTTTGGCTCCTAACTTCTTGAGATTCCTGACAATCATTTCAAGTTCTTTAATAGTAGCATCGTTCTTAATGCTGTTGGCACGGAACGAAACCACTTGACAATTTTCTGGAGTATACCCTTTATTTGGGTTAATCCTATCCACTGACGCCCGTATAGCCACGTTTCTACGTGCTGCATAGTCAAGACGAACGCCAAGCATAGGGCAATGAGTTCTCGCGTTTGCACGTAGCCAATCCCTCGTCAAAGTCATTTTTATGTTATTTTCTTTGGATCTTTTGCTTAAATTCCCATATGCATCATTGGCCCAACGCCTTATAGGGTCGGCTTTCTTCAAAAAACGCCTCAATTTACTAGCGTTTTTGATCTTTTTTGCGTATGCGATACTGTTTCTTTCCCTTTCATAAACGCATGTTTTACACGTTTTTCGACGGTTTTTCTCGTCTTTTCGGTGCACGAAAGCGTTGATTTCCTTAACTTTTTTGCACTTTAGGCACCGTTTTCTAATCATATCATGCGAACACGACCGCCAGCCCGGTAATTAAACGGCAATGCGTATGGGTCCGCAGACATAACCTGTTTGCCAGCATCGAAATTTTGTGTCTGATCTGTATTGTCCGTGGGTGGCGGCGGTGGGGGAGGCGGGGGTAATACTGAGTTTTTTATATGCCCCAATAACTCTTGATTCGCACCATGTGGCACCGCGTTAGCTATAGTGTCTCTAATATCTTGTGCGTATTCCGCGCCCGTTTGCCCAAATCTATTTACACCCGTACCGTTCCAAACTTCCGCCCAATCTTTTTTAAGTCTATTTGCAATATTCATCGAATTGGTAAAATTAGCGACATTCGCTGCCACTACCGGAGAATAAAGCCTATTAGTCAAATCGTTATATAGGTGTTTGGCTTCTTTACCAAAATGATTTGAAACGGGCTGTTTGTTTTCATCCAAATAATTAAATCCAAAATCTGAACGCCCTTCTTTGAGTCTTAGTGCTGTTAACTCTTCCGGGCTAGGCATTTTATAACCTAGCTTTGTAGCCGTTTGTATAGCACTAAGTCTGGACTCCATTTCATCCAGATTAATCTTAAGTGGTTTAGTCTCGATATTATTGTCGTTATCAGGATCGTATCTATACCCATTAATTACTCTAGTCATAACCTAATCCTCAATAATATCCACCACGTCTAGCACTCTTAAACCACTTTACCGGCTCAGCTTCGTCGGACGGGAGACGGATAAACCCTCCCTGCCTAAAACGAAGTAGTGCAAGGGAGGTGGCGTCAACAAGGTCATCATTCTTCCCTGCTGGGAAGTCGTTACACTCTTCAATAACCTCTTTGGCCCATCTTCTATCTGGCGCCCAAACGATTCCCGCAGAGAAGAGATCGGCAACAGCGTTAACTCTCGATATCTTGTCTTGTCCTTTGCCGGGGGTGAACTCACTAATAGGCACTCCCATACGCCGCATCTCCTGATAGAGCGCAGCACCGTTGGATTTCTTCTCTACAATAAATGAGTCGGGGTTCCACTCCTTGTACTGTTCCAGAACAAGGTTTTTCAATTCTGGGAATTCTAACCGTTCTTTAATGGCATTGAGAAGGATTATGTTACGCATCTTGGACTGTTCATTCAGGAACACGCCCCAGACCAGCAAGGCGTTAAAGTCCGCCCGAGTATTGGCCTCCTGAGCGGCGTCGAGACTCATAATAATGAACTCGCACTGGGGTGGAGAGTCCTGCTCCCAAACGTTCCACCATTCTCTCTTTATAAGGGCGCCTTCCTCCGACGTTGGCTCTTGCATGTACTGGGCTTGCCAATACCGCACGTCCATACCCGCCTTTTTAGCCAGCAACTCCTCAATAGGCCAAAACTCAGGCCATAGCGGTTTGTCATTCAGGATGGCCGGGAACTCAACCACCTCCCACTCGTCTGCATCGTCATTCTTCAACATGTGGTCAACGATCTGACCGGTCAGGTCCAATTTTGACCATCGAGTGTTATGGCTTACAACACCATTGGCAATAAAGTTTTCAGTGCGTTCTACCTGAAGATCAAAGACCTCCTCACACCCGCTATATGTAATACTGACTATTGGATCAACTGTAAAGTCGGAGATATTCTGCTGCGTTGCGCAAGATTTCGGGGGTCTTGCCATACCCGACTGTAAGGTTGCAGTCGTTGCAAAGAAGTCCACGGACCTTCCCGGTATCGTGGCAATGGTCGATGCACAACTTCCCGTTCCAATTGGCGCGAGTGTTCTTTTTGGAAGGGGGTTGACCACAGACATCACAGCGGTTGCCACGCTCTGCAACCATCTGTTCATACTGTTCCACAGTGATCCCATACCGGGACTTAATCCGTTTTCCCCGACGTTGTTCTGCGGTATACGATGGAGGACGGACTCCATTTGCCCAACGAGTCTTGTTGTAATGGGATTGGCAAAGACTTTTAATTTTAGCTGGTTCTGTGCATTTTTCGTAAGCGCAGGTTTTGCCTCGTAATTTACCGTGATGCCCAAGCGGCTCATAAGGCGCATCAGGATGTTTTCTGTGGTATGCAGCTTTGGCTTGACAGGGGTGACACAGCCCGGGTCTGGTTTGTGAACGTGCGGGTCTACCGCATCTTTCAGTGCTACAAGCAACATACCCGGCTTCAGGTCGCGCAGTCGTACCCATTGTTGTTCTCCGTTTTGCTCAACAAGAAACGGATGTCTCTCATTGGCTCGGAAAATTCTGCCAAATTGTGTTTGTATTGTATATACCGAATCAACATTATTTGATCGATGATTTACGACTCTGGAAGTAGTGAGTTTCCCTTTGTCATAGGTTGCTACCTGATCGCCAACTTTAATTTGGTCCAACCGTCTTTCCGTGCCATCCGCCATCAGCACCGGGGTATCCCCGGTCATGCACATGACAACAATGATTGCGCCTCCCGGCATCAATCGCTGGATAGGTCCTGACTGGAACCATTCCCATGCTGGCTCAAAGACATGAGGTGTTCCCTGTTTTGCTTCCTGCTCTGAATGTGGATCATCGATAATGAATAGATCGGCACCGCGACCAGCCAAAGCACCGCCCACACCAATAGCAAAATACTCTCCATTAAAGTTGGTCCCCCAACGTGACGCGCTTTTGCTATCCGCTTGTAACTCAACCTGCGGAAAGATGTCATGGTATAGGTCACTCCCTACTAGGTTACGGACTCGTCGGCCAAAGTTCACCGCAAGGTCTGCGGTGTGCGAAGCCATGATGACTTTCTTCTGCGGGTACTTGCCAAGGAACCACGCCGGGGCAAGGTAGGAAATCATCTCACTCTTGCCGTGACGCGGTGCAATATTGACGATGACTCTTTTCTTCTTCCCCGCTGCAATCTCCTCAAAAATCCTAGCCAGCTTGTAGTGGTGCGGACCCACTTTGTATCCGGGGTATACGTGCTTGATAAAGCTAAGGAAATCGTCTTTGGCTTTGGTCTTAATCAAATTATCTTGATAAGACTTCAAAAGCCCCGCTACCCGCCGCTTCTCTTTATCCGGCATGGTGGGCAGCGCGCTGCGAATCTTTTGTACTTGATCGGGCGTCATGCAGCTAATGGGGGCGGCGGATCATAATCTTCTTGGTCTACAGCGACACCCCAAGCAAGTCCATCATACGTTTCATCGCAAGCCATACAAAGTATTGAACCGTTGGATATAAGATAAAATTCTGCTGCACCGCAATAAGAACAGCATAAGATCTGTACTTCAGAAGATTTAGGGAAGTCAATTATATTCGCCATCCGGCTCCCCTTCGTCTTCGTTTTCGTCTTCCGGTTTAGTTTCCTCGTTGGAATCGTAGTCCAGTACCGAATACTCAATATTATCCAAAACGTTAAGGAGTTCCTTTTCGACCTCCTCAATAGGCTTGACCGTGATCGTAGTCTCGCTGCGCTTCTTAAATGCGTCAACGCCGTCTACTTCGCCAAGTTTGGATATCGCCGCAAGCCGCTCTTTAGTAGATGAGTTCACATCTTCGGCAATGTATAGCAGCTTGTTGACCACATACATTTTTAACTCAGACAACTCATCTACGAGTTGGACATTACTCTGAGCTACCAACCCAGCAAGCCAAGCCATAGTAGAGTTAGAGTACCGGCTAAAATCGGGTTTGCTGTCTGGATCCGTTACCATCTGATGAGCAAGCACTTCTGCACCCACCTGATCGTCCGAGTCAGGTATTACAGGCTCACCTGATATATCAGATATATATTTTATGGTTGTAGCACGTACTCGTATTTCATCGTGCGTATTAAGTTCTAAATTCCTAGAAGATCGTTTAGGAATCGGGATGTTTTCGTCTATTTGCGGATATAACGCTTGCATGGGGTCCCCCAAGTTTATTGGAGTTAAACATGGTGGCGGTATGCAAAGCAAGAGGAGGTAAGGAATCCTACCGGGGGGTGTTTCTATATAGCAGGGGGTGGGGTCTGACTAACTCGGATTTTTGAAAAGTGTCCGGTGATTTGTGCGAGTTCAAGTGTGTAGCCTTGCCTCCGGATCCCTCTGATAAATCTCGGGGGATGGTGTACGGTGGGGATCGACTTAGCAGGTCACTGCACAAAGAGTAGCTGGGTAAATCTTGAAGAATAACCAACTGGAACAAAACTGTATAACCGTACAGCTTTGAAGAATAACCAACTGGAACAAAACTGTATAACCGTACAGTATAGAGCAAAGCTGTTCCATGTTCCAAGTTTTGTTCCAACTCGCTAAAAAAGTTGGAACAGGTTTTTACGTTGTAGATCAATAAGTTAAGTCACTTTGTTCCAATGTTCCAGCTTTTTTAGATAGGGGGGCTGGCATAATACAAGACAGCGTGACCTTGCAAGAGTGCGGCAAGCATAACCACTTGTATTATACCCATCATTAGGTTTTTTTGCATTGGAACAGACCCAATTTTATAGAATATATTATATAAGATAAAAAATAATCCTAATAAAATCAATCACTCTTTTTTTAAAAAAGCCTAAAATCTTGAAGAATACCAAAGTTGACTTTTTGGAACATCGGAACAGCTTTTTGGAACAGAATTTGGCGAGACCGTGAAAGACTCGCTTCGCTCGGGTCTCGCTTTCGCCGTCCCGGCGAGGAATAAATGTGCTTCGCCAAGATTCTGTCGTGTCCTGCGTCCGCAGGACGACGACGTTTAGCGCTGCCGCCTAGCTTCGATTAAACAAAACACCGCCCAACTCGATCGACATTGATTGACATGGTGGCACTGGTTTCGCATCGAAAGACTGGCGGCCAAAAAAATGTTGCGGTGC